GTCTATCTTTCTGAAGATGCTGCCGAAACCTTGCATGATTATCTTGCCATTAGACCAGCTCTCACTATAGACCGGCAAAATCCCTTATTCTTCACGGACTTCGGATCTTGGTATGATCGCAAAGACATTTATCGCCTGGTGATCTACTATAAGCGACGTGCTGGAATCGCAAAGAAAGGCGGTGCACACGTTCTATTCCGGCATACACCAGCCTCCCTTATGGTTCAGAATGGCTGTGATTTGCTGACTATCCAGCAGGTGATGCGCCATAACGACATACAAACCACGATGCGATACCTGCACCTGGCAGACGATGGCAAACGAGAGAGGTATGATAAGTTCCTAAAGCTGTAGGCGGAGGGCATAAGCTCAAGCGATAACCTTTTTTTGCGTTCCAACTCATAGATCTTAAAAAGGCTTATTCCTGATCCTCATCAAAGGAAACAATATCCTCGGGATGGCCAAACAAGGTTACTACATCTCTTGCTATCTTTAATAACATGCCTTTAGCAAAGCCGGTTTCTACGTAGATATCCGTGCCTTCTATTGGTTCCGGTGACTGCTTCAGTTCTTCTTGATTCCTTGAAAAATAGATATATTTGTCGCCTTTTATCGTAAAAATTTCTTCAAATCTATCTTTATGTTGGGATGCCATAATGGCGCAAACCTTGGGTAGCATGTCCTTCCAGAATCGGATTTTGTTTTTTTCTCCGTCAAATATAAAATATTTTTCTTTCGCTGGTTGTTCTGGTGGGAATTTGGGCGGCGTACGCCTTTGATACCCGGCAGCCTCAAACGTTTCATCGATTTTATCCTGAATGAATTGATCACAGGTCTCTTTTGTATAGCCACAAAACTGCTTAACAACGCTCTTGACCAGGGATCCCTCATGGATTTGGGATGCAAAAAATAAAACAAATTCCTTAGAAGGTTTATTAAATTCTCTTTCTAGAATAGCTCTAATTTCGCTCTTACATTTGAGCTCATTTGCTTTTTCGGATGCTGCCTCTTCATCCATTGGTTTAGAAAAATTCTTTACTACTGCAACCACGGAATCTTTGACATTCATCATATCAAGTTCAAGGAAGGGAACGTCATCCATCTTTCCCGTATTTTCAAGATCGGAAAAGAATCTATATTTTATCCCATTAGTTAAAATGCCAAACTTTGCATTAGTAAAGGCAAAATATTTTTTTAGTTGTTTAAAAGTTGCTTTTCTTATATCTACATCACAGGATTTGCATTCTATAAGAATTTTAGCTTCATTATTTTTAAAAATAGCATAATCAATTCGATCCGCCTTTACGCCTCCCATATCTAGAGTAAGTTCTGCTTTTACTTCGGTAGGACTAAATATATCATATCCCAAAGCTTGAATAAAAGGCAGAACTAATGCCGTTTTTGTAGTTTCTTCACTTTGTATATTTGGCAATTTTTCTGGAATATGTAAAGCTATTTCGTGTATCTTATCAGCGAAGTCCATTTTTATATCACCGCAGGTGGAGTCTTGAGTCCTAAATAGAAGAATGAAAAGATATACTTTTGCATGGTGCTGAAGAAGAAGTGGGGTTGCAATCCACTTCACTTCTTCTCAATGCCACCGTTTGATATCAATTACCTCTTCAAACCTGCTCATGTCCGTACCGATATATTTCTTGAAGGACTTCCAATCACCAATTTTAGCCGCTGTCGCGTTATTTAGCCTCATGGTTATGGATGGGCTCTCCAAGGTGTGCCCAAATTTGTCGAGATAAGATTCATTGAGTTGAATGAATACTTTAGAAATTTGTTCATCACTAAACAATGCAGTAAACATATCAACGCAAATCGGTATATTTTTCCTTAGGTATTCAGTATCGTCGGTCTCTTCGGGATCGTTGTACGCAGAAATATTAATCTGCACCCAATAGCCCGGATCATCAATATCACTATAGTCTGGCGCAGTATAATTAATGACCCTAAATTCGTATTTTGGCATGTTTGATATATGACCAGACAGGAGTTGCTTTACGTTTGGTGCATCTCTAAGATCGTCGAATGCCATTGCATGTAGTTGTTCCGCGCGATATTCAAGCGCCATTCCGGCCTTCATTTGAATTATACGGTTCCAATTGTTCTCGAAATCCTGGTTGATGTTCTCCTTGTAATCAGCGCTTTCATTGCTGTATACAAAATTGTTTCGCGCACTCATATAGCTCTCAATAGCCGCCTCATACATACCCATGCTGACATAGATATCTCCTTGGTTGATCATCATAATGTTACTATATGGGGTGACAAGATTCTCTATTGCTTCATTTGATAGGTTGATAGCATCCTCGAAACGGGATTGATTTAACAGATTCGTTAATTCAGTTGAATAATTTTCGGAAACATTTTTATAATGAGCATCTAATGCTACCTGGCGTGCCTCATTCTCCTGTTGCTTTCTTAACTGTTCTGTTACCTTTTTCTTTTGCATTTCTTTTAGTTCAGCTTCTCTTTTCTCTTGCATTTCTTTTAGTTCAGCTTCTTCAGCGATTCTTGTTTGATACTTAACTCTTGCTTTATTTGTGACATCTCCATTCTCACTAAATACATGGTAGATTGCTCTAATTATATTTGATTCCGGAACTTCACTCATGTTTTCGCATTTTCTTCCGGTAGCAAAATTTGGTGGTACTAATAGCATTTCCATTAGGTCAGTGTCGATACTACCACGTCCATTATCGAGGAGCATATAAACGCTTTCGTATTCTGGAAATTTTAATAATGCCTCTTCCTCGATCGATTTAAAGATTGGGCCTGGATACATCCATTTACTACTGTCGTTCCGCACATCCTGCATGTATGCGTATATTAGAGCAATTACATAATCATCGCCTGTCATATTTCCGGCGCTCTGATTGAGTTCCATTGATGCGATTCTTTGTTCTGATTCCGAAACATAATCTACTGCCGAGCAGCTATAGATTGCCAAAACGATACATAGCCCAACTAAGGCTATCAAACTTAATTTCGACATTATTTGTTTCCTCCTACACGATCAGCTAATTATTCATTAAATCATATAAAGGCTTGCTGGTTTGCGACATGTTGTCAGTAAGTCTTTTAAGCACATCTATTCTGCGCTTCAAGTTACCAATATTTCTCAATTTGTACCTCCAAGGCATTTTCGATTCTTTACGTATAAACCGTTTATGTGTATTTATTTGTTTTGAGTATCGCAAATCGTTTTGCACGTAAAATTAAAGTATCTTTATTATTTTGATTATAAGTTTTTTAAATCAATATAAGTGAAAAAAAATTCGTTGGTGACGACTTCCATAAAGTTGGTAATAATATATGACAGAAGATAAAATTTTCTCACAAGCCGATCTTGACCGTATAATCGGAGAACGGCTTGCACGCGATAGAAAAGAACGTGCGGAAGAGTCCAGCGTTATTGATGGACTGAAAAAAGAGCTTGCCGATGAAAAAGCTAAAAATGCAGCCAATGGTTTGGAAAAGATCAAAACCATGATTGCAAAGGAGGCAAAGCTTCCGGAGGGTCTTTTATCGTTTGTGCAAGGCGCTGATGAAGATAGCATCAGAAGTTCGGTTAATGCATTGATTACAGGAATGGGACCTGGACCAAACGTAGGTGGATCAACTAATCCTGCCGGTGGTAACACCTCACCTAAAGTTTATACGAAAGCCGAATTGGAGCAAATGGAACCGGCTGAAATAAACAAGGATTGGACTAACATACAGAAGCAATTGGCTTCTGGTCTAGTAAAGTAAAAAAATAAACGCTTTTTGCTCAAATTACGAGCGAGCGTAGCGAGTGAGTAATTTTTTATGACTATTGAAGGATTTATTGGCACTGTTTGGAGTGCTAGACTGTTAGAAAACCTACAAAAGAGTTTGGTTTATGGACAGCCCGGTGTTATTAACCGTGATTATGAAGGCGAAATAAGTGGCAAAGGAAGTACCGTTAAGATAACTTCCATTGGTGATATTACTGTCGGGAATTATACCAAGGACAGCGATATATCTGATCCTGAAGCCCTCAATGATGCCCAGGCAACTTTGACAGCCACAGAAGCGAAATACTTCAACTTCTCCGTGGATGATGTTAGCAGGGCCCAGATGTCAAATAACGTCATGGACGCTGCTATGAGACAGGCTGCTTATAATTTATCGGACGTTGCAGATCAGTTTATTGCAGGATCTTATTCTGATGTGGCAACTGCCAACAAGATCGGAGCAGACACTGCTGGCAAGGTGCCTAATACAACTGCTGGGACAACCGCGTATGACTACCTTCTTCAGATGGGCACTAAGCTATCTGAAGCTAATGTTCAGAAACAAGGACGCTGGGTTGTTGTACCTCCCTGGTTTGTAGAGAAGTTGGCTGCTGATGCAAGATTCACTGATGCTAGCGCAAGTGGTTCTACAGATGCCCTACTTAACGGTATTGTTAAGAGAGCTGCCGGATTCAATATATTGGAATCTAACAATGTTCCGACGGTGGCTGGTTCTGGTGGAGATGCGGGCAAGACCAACTACAAGATTATTGCAGGTGTACCATCTGCGATTACGTTTGCAGACAGCGTAAATAAGGTTGAGGCTTACAGACCTGACAAGAGATTCGCTGATGCCGTGAAGGGACTGCATGTCTACGGCATGAAAGTTGTAAGACCGGCTGCACTGGCTTTGCTGACTGCACGAGCAACAACTTAGGTGATTTAAAATGGTACGAGATGTTTTAACGGGAAATGACGTTGCTTGGAATACTTTCCAGGATGAAGACGCCGGTGTCGCTATTGATAAGGCCAATGATGCCGAGATTAGCGTCGCTGATGTAGCTCAGGCTGATCATAAGGCCCTTATGCTTAGGTTTTCTATTAGTGCGGCTACAGCTGCTGATTCCATAACTGTGAAAGCAGGAGATGGCTTTAGAAGCGGACTGGGCGATCTGGTACTGAGCCTAACTGGTGGTGCACAAGAAGTACTGTGCGGGCCATTGGAGACAGCTAGATTTAAGATTCAGAATGCGGTAACCGACAAGGGCAAGATCCACATAGATTATGCTGGATCTACTATTGCGGGAACTGCTTTCCTTTATCTTATTGAAAAATAGAGGGCTATAGAATGCCTTCTATTTCTTTAGGAGTCACGGCAGTATGACTATAGCAGATACAGTGCCTTATGCGACAGTATTGGAGGCCGACGACTATTTTGACACTACTAACAACCATATGTATTGCAGTGATTGGACTGTTACTGCTGCCGGTGTTACTGCACAAGTCACAACTAATATGGGACTGACGTTGGCTGAAAGGCTAACTTTTGTTGCTAAGAATCCGGGCATTGCTGGCAATCTAGTAAGTGTTGAATGTGAGACAGGGACTGGACCTGGCGGTGCCTTAACAATTGTGGTTACGGGTACGCATATCTTAATTCAGATGGCTACAGGTGGCAGCGCAACCTATCAGATCAGGACAATGATGTTGGCTGATGCTAACGTTATGGCCTTGCTGAGCAACGTCATAAAATATGGTAATGTGGCTTATACTGACCATGATGCTGTCTTTTTGTATGGCGGTGTAGATCCTTATGTAGCGCCAAAATTGCCATGTTTATGCGAGGCTACCAGGAAGATCGATGGCCTGAATTTGGCCGGCAAGAAAGTTCTGACAACACAAGTCAATCAGTTCCCAAGAATTTATACTAAGCCTGACGGCACTGAATATACACAAAGTGCGGTTCCTGAAGATGTGAAACAGGCTTGCTGCGAGGAAGCGTTAGCTATCTTGAAGTATGGAAATACTTCGCGGTATAAGTTGAAGACCGAGGGTGTAACTAATTTTACTGTCGGGTCTATTTCGGAGACCTTTGATGGCAAAGTGTCTGCATTACTCAGCCAGGAAGCTGCCCGTATTATGAAAAAGTACTTGGGCAAAGGTTATTTAATGAGGCGATAAGCATGGTTGTTACGACGCCTTCTAGCATATCTTTTTACTTAAATACTCCGGTTGTTCTTACGGATAGTGCTAGTGAATATTATAGTGCTGCTCCTTAT